CAAGATCGATATGATTTTCCTAAAGGCGGATTAGATCCTAATGAGCCACTTCTAGATTGTGCTAAAAGAGAAGCATTTGAAGAAGTTAATATTAAATCATCTAATATAGAAAAGTTTTTAGTAGACAGCATAGATAAAGCATATATTTGTGGAAGCGGTTTAGTTTTGTTTCTAGCTAAACTGGATATTTATTCTATTGGTAGCATAAAAATTAAATTTAATCATATAATTAACAATTTTGAGCATAAACAAAAGTTTTTTTATCTGACTAAAGACGAAGCAACAACAAATGAAGAGACAAAAAATGAAGTAACATTTAAAAAAATGCCTTTTTATTTAAACAAAAGCTTAGATTGGGCTTACAATATAATAAAAAATAGTGAGATATGAATAGTCAACTCTTAGAATTATTTTATAAGTTAAAAAAATTTAATAAGCAATTTAAAAATAAAAAGTTAAGATTCGTAACAAACAATAGTGTTTATGAAAGTAATTTTTTTTACACATATCTTTTGCAACAATGCGAATTACTTAAAGATAATCCTTACAAAGATATACTTTTTAATTACTTGATAAAATCAGAAAGAATATATCCTGGAAGCTCTTATTATGTCACAGAAAAGCTTTTAGAAATTTTAAATGGTAATAATAACAAAAATAAAAAAATCAAAACAGAAAACAATATTGTAAACTTCAAAAAGTATTTAGACAATATTTCTACAAGCAAAGAATATTCTGATTTATTTTTAAATATTTTAAACTTTAGCGGGCCAGATGCAACGCTGTCTTGTAAACCAACTGATAATGTTGAAACGACAATTGTTAAAAAAAATAATACTAAGTTTAATATTTCTATACACGAAAGTTTTAGAGGAATATACTTTTCAAATCAAAAAGAAACAACAAAACAATTTATAATTTCAGTAATGGATGTATATATTGAAAAAGAGTCAGAGATAATGACACTTATCAACTATAGTCATGAGCAAAAAATGCCTATTTTGCTTATTTGTAGAGGAATATCAGACTTTGCAGTTAATGCCTTGAAAAATATAATCTTAAGAAACAACATTTTTGTTTACCCATATATAGCGAAGTTTGACAATGAAGATCCATTTTTACTACAAGATATTTCTAACGCTTTAGATGTAAATCTTTTTGCATTAGATGCAGGCGACAGTTTATATTCAGGTATAGTTGAAAAAACTAACAATAAAAAGTTAAAATTAAAATCAGATAGCATAGAAATATTTAATATAAATAAAAGTCTTGTAAAGAAAATTAATGAACAAATTAAAAATGCTGACGCGGATTTAAAAAAATATTTGTTAAAAAGAAAAAATAGAATATCACCTAACATTGTTGAAATTAATATTCCAAAGGATAAAACCAAATTTATATCAGAAATTAGAAGCTTAATAAGATGTTACAATAACTGTATTTTATTCGGTTTGTTAAAAGATGAAAATGAAATAATATATTCACGAAAAGAAGATATTGTGACAGAAAAGTTATCTGGTAATTTGTATAATACGTTATTAAACATAGGTTATACAATAAGAAAGGATAACAATGTCTAGTTATATAAAACATTTAATAGAGTGTCAATGTATGCTCAATATTTTTAAAAACAAAACAAAGCCTGTTTATCATAAGTTTAAAGTATTTTCAGAAATTGATAATAATGATGAAGTCAAGGAAAAATATGTAATTTGTAATAATTGTGATATAGTTCATAGAGTTACTGAAATTTGTAAAAGTGAAATCAAATGGGGTTCTGAAAATCTTAAGAGTATGGTAACCACAAAAGAAGATATTAAGTTTAATCTTGAATCAAAAAACTTTCAAAACATTATATTAGAGTTAGAAAAAAATGATGTTGACTTATGTGAATGGGAATATATCGAGTATTTAATTGAAAATAACGAAGAGGGACAAATAATATTAAACAAAAATGAAATTGATAATAATATAGTCTATAACATTCTTTATATTAAAGATAATAATTTTTCAATTAAAAAAGAAATTCAACAAAGGTTTCTATAGATGTTAGATCCAAATGACGTTATTGATTTTAAATCAATAGAAAAATGCAGAAAAATCAATAAAGAGATTGTTGACTTTGGGGTCAATGATAAAGAAATTATTAAATTAATAGAACTTTTAGCATTTGAGTTGGAAAATACTGTTTTAATGAAAAATATTCATTCATTATTAAAAGAAAAAGAAGAAATTCAAAAAGAAGACAAAAAAGAGAATTTAATTATATAAAAGGAATAAAACATGTCAGATATTATTGAAGAACAAAATGAAGAATTTGCACCACAAAATATTAATGATTTTTATGGTAGAGTAAGACTTTTAATTGAATCAATGGAAGAAGATGCTTTAAAGGCAAACGGAGGAAATAAAGCTGCAGGTGTTAGATTAAGAAAAAGCTTAAGATACTTAAAGCAAGTATCAGGTGAGTTTGTTAAATTTACTTTAGGTAAGTAATTTATTTAATTTCATGAGTGAGCTTTTTTCTATTTGACAAACTCTCATTCTTGTAATATTAAATAAATCACCTATTTCTTGTAATGTCATATCTTTATTTTCATTAACTTTGTTAATAATACAATTGTTAGATGATTCTAAGTTATGCCAATACCTACAGTTTTGATTTATACAAGCTTTTTCGCAATTCTTATGGGCTGTAAAGCAAGTTATATTTGAGTTCTCAAGTGTCATTATAAAACCTTTCTATTTATTATTAAGACATAATTAGTATTATAGAAGTGTTAGAAAGGTTTTATAATGACACTTGAGAACTTTAAAAAGCTTTTTGTTGTTGATACTAGTGTTCTTTTATATGACAAGAGTTGTATAGAAAACTTCAAAGGTAATGACATTGTTATTCCACTTGTTGTTTTAGAAGAATTAGATAAATTTAAGTCCAGAGAAGGTATATTAGGAGAGAATTCAAGATATTTCAATAGATTTTTAGACGATTTAAGAGATAAAGGTAGTTTATATGAGGGTATATACATTGACGAATTAGATTCGTCAATAAAAATAGAGTCAAATAATTGTTGGAAAGGTTTAACTAATTTAGATTCAAAATCAAATGACAATTTAATAATAGCAACAGCAAATTATCTTAAAAACAATAGTGATTATGAAAAAGTTATTGTTATAACTAAAGATATAAACTTAAGAGTCAAATGCGATGCTGTTAATTTAAAAGCTAACGACTACTATGCCGATTATGAATTTTTAATAGATAAAAATGTATATTCAGGTATATCTCAAATTGATGTAGATCATGATACTTTAAATTCTATTTATGTTAATAAGTTTATAACAATTAATAGATTAAATATTGACAACGAATTAAGTGAAAATGAATGTGTTGTAATAAAATCAATTGAAGATGGTTCTTCAGCACTAGCTATTAAAAAGTTTAATAGTTTACAACTAGTAATGAGCAAACAAGAAATATTAAAAAAGTCAGGTATTGATCCTAAAAACAAAGAACAAATATTTGCTTTGAATTTATTACTTGATGAAGCAATATCTTTAATTACAATGACAGGTGTTCCAGGAAGTGGTAAAACATATTTAGCTTTAATGACAGCTTTAAAAGAAATCGAAAAAGAAAAAAAGAAGAGAATTATTTTTACTAGACCAATACAAACTGTTGGTAAAGATATTGGTTTTTTGCCGGGTACTTTAAATGAAAAAATGGCGCCTTGGTTGTCACCTATCGTAGATAATTTTAGAAATCAATTTGGAGATATGACTTATTTCAATATGATGATGGAAAAAGGTACAATTGATGTTGCACCTTTATCATATATTAGGGGCAGAAGCTTTAATGATGCAATTATAATTGTTGATGAAGCACAAAATGCGACTGTTCACGAATTAAAAACTGTAATTACACGTACAGGAAAAAATTCAAAAATATTGTTATTAGGTGATATTGAACAGGTTGATTTACCATATGTAAATAAGTTTTCAAATGGTTTAACTATTGTAACAGAAAAACTTAAAAACGAAAAGCTTGTAGGACACGTTCACTTTGAAAAAGGTTATAGATCTGATCTTGCAAATGCTGCTGCTAAACTTTTATAGGAGTAAACATGACATCTAAATTACAAGATCATAATAGAATTCGAAAAAATTATCCTCTATTAAGAGTAAAGCCTGTTTATAAAGGATGTTTCTCTGCAGAAGAAGTTGAAAATATGTCAGGTATTGACGTAGAAACTGCAATAATTAGCTTTACTAATGAACATCAAAAAGATTATAATTTTACTAAAACATACACGGAAATTCCTGTAATTGCATTAACATCAGAAGATGAAAATGTCAACATATTTGTAACTAGTTTAGACACAAGTAAAATGACCATCCAGAGTTCAGCACCGTTTACAGGTAAAGTTCACATACAAGTATTTAAGGCTAGTTAAAATGTCACTTAATCACGAAGTTGGAAAAGTTTTAATACCAAGCGGTAGCATTAGTGTGCCAGTTAATTTTCAAAAAAATTATTCTACAATACCTTCAATAAAAATAAATACTAATAAAAATATCAACATATTTATTAATAATGTAACTTCTAACGGGTTTTCTATAGAAAAAAGTGAGTTAGAAGAAGCAACAATTTACTATACAGTGATTGGAAGTTAAAATGGCAAGAGATTTTTTAAGTAGTCAAATAAAAACAACTAAGATTATAGGCGCAGATGCTACTTCCCCACAGATTTTAGTTTATCCATCAACTAGTGCAACTGATAATACAGGCGGGACTGCCACTGATATGTTGGCTAAAGTTGGTAGTGATGTATTTTTATTTGTTAGCGGCTCTAAATGTGGCAAAATTAATAATACACCAAACTCAGTAGCTTTATTTGGTGGTGATGTTGTCATTAGTGGTTCGTTATATGTTGAACAAGGAAATACTAGTCTTTGGGAAGCTGAAGAAGACCCAATCCTTTCAGACTGTCTAGTTCCTACAAACATAATTGACGGAGACACTGGTATATTTGCAATGGATTTTGTTCCTTTGTTTGATGAAACTGGTCATATGATAGAAAATTCTCAGTATACGATGACAAGTAGAACATATGGTCCTGATAAACATTTTGAGTTTGATCCAACAATTGACAGCGGACAAAATAATAATGTAATGCCAAGAGAAAGTTCAGTTTGTTCACTATAAATCAAATATTAATTTTTTATAATACAATGTTATTTAACTGTATAGCAAGCATATTTATATTAGAAAAGTAAAATAGGAGTCAGTTATAAAATGGCAACAAAAAATTTAGTACCTAGAGCAGACCTAGAAGGACAATTAGGAATAGTATCGCCTGTCTTAAGAAGGTGGAAACAAATTAATGCTGGGACAGGTCAGTTTGATTTACTCAAGACAGATCAATTACAAAATACAACTGGACAGCCCCTGCTTGTTGCAGGTGATACTAGCGTTAGCATTGTAAGAGAAGAAACTGCTAATGGTTGGCAATACAAGTTTACATCTCAGGGAGGTAGTGGATCAGCAGTTTCAAATAAAATATTTCAAGGAACAGGAACTGATGAAGTTAGTGTTGAAGCAATATCTGATGCTAGTAACAAAGAAATTAAGTTTTCTATAAGTAGTAGTTTAGGCTGGCGAATTGATGAAAATGGGCATATGTTGCCTTATGCTAATAATACTAATAATATAGGCAGTGCAACTGAACGTGTTAAAGAAGTATTTTTAATGCCAGATGCTCTTACTTTTGCAAATGGTAAAATCAATGTTAGTAGTAGTAAAAGACTACAATTTGGAATTCCTAGCGGAAGTTCTCATGTATACGACGATATATCTTTAACAAAAAGCTCAGTTAAAGTTGCAACAACTTCATCAAATGAATTTGCTGGATTCAGTTATGATAATGGTTCTAGCACACTTACAGCGACTTCAGCGGGTATTATATCTTCTGTTGATACTAAAAGTTTATCAGTTAATGATAGAATTTTAGTTAAAAGTAGAACAAACAAAGAAGAAAACGGTATTTATGTTGTAACAAATGCAGGATCAACAACTGATAGTGCAGTTTTAACTAGAGCAACTGATTTAAATAAAGATGAAAACTTTATAGGTACAAGTGTTTCAGTACTTGAAGGAACAAATAACGGACAAAAATTATTTTTTGTAACTCCATCTGCTGCAGGAGGATCAACTGTTGGTACACATGATCAAAATTGGACAACTTTTGGAGATAGTTTAGACATTGCAGGAGTTCAAACTACTGTTGGGAGTATGTTTAATTCTGGAGGTGGCATTAGTTTCACTTTTGATGTAAGCACAGGAAAGCTTACGCCTGCTTTAAGTCTTGCATTAAACGATTTATCTGATGTTAATGTTGGTACGCCTGGTGCCAATGAAGATAACAAAGTGCTCCAATGGAATAATACTAATAGTAAGTTTGAGTTAGCTACCGTTACTTCTGGTGGAACTCCAAGAACTAACGAAGAAATTCAGGATGTAGTATCAAACCTAATTTCTGCCGGCTCGCATACAGGAATTACATTTACTTATGATGATGATAACAACAAACTTTCAGCTTCTGTAACTGATTCTGATAACTTTGTTAAAAAGAATGAGACAACAACATTTGGTTCAGATTCTACAACACCCACTTATGATTTTCACGCAAAATCTGTAACTGTAAAAGTACCAACACCTACAGCAAATGAGCATGCAGTTAACAAGCAATATGTTGATACAGCTATGCAAGGAATTGACGAAGTATTAACACCTGTTAAAGCTGCATCAACTGGAAATGTTATTTTAGCTGATTTAATAAACGGATATTCTTCTATCGATGGAAATTCTACAGCCTTAAATACAGGTGACAGGGTTTTACTAAAAGACCAAACAACTGCCTCAGAAAACGGTGTTTATGTAGTCGGCACTACAGGAGTTGGTGGAGGTAATAATCCAACAGTTAGAGCTACAGATTTGGCTGCAGGCGCTCAAGCAAATGCTGTTTTCATCTTTGTTGAAGAAGGAACTCAAAATGCAAACAGCGGATTTATTTGTACAAGTCCAACTACAAGTGACACAGTAGACACTCATGATTTAACATTTGTAAAATTTTCTTCTGCAGGTCAAATAAATGCTCGTAATGCTTTAACTTTAACAGGACAAGATCTTGACGTAAATGTTGATGGGACAACCATTCAAATAGCCAGCGATCAACTTCAAGTTGGAACTATAGGTTTTGGTAACATTAGTGGTTCTTTGCCCGCAGATAAGTTGCCTAATACCGTTTTAACTATTGGTTCCACCATAACAGCTAATTCTATAACAGCCGAAGGTATAACTGGTATCGATTCGATCAGCGAAACTATCACCGATTTAGCTGATATGGATTTTTTTATTGTACACGATAATGATGAGACTAACGCAAGTAAAAAAGTCAAAAAAGGTGCAGCTGGTAGAATAATAGAATACGTAGGGGGTAGATTTACAGGTGATGTAGTTGTAACGCCTTATAACGAGGACACTACTGATCTTGAAAAATTAAGAACAGAATTAAGTAAAACCGCATTTACTCTTAAACCTGAATTGAGCAAAACTGACACAAATACACCTGCTTCAACTGCATCTGAAGCAGTTAAATTAGCTTTTAAAAATAAAAACACACTTCAGCCTGATGATCTTTTCTTAATAGCAGACAATTCTGAACAAAATACTATTAAACAAGTAAAGTTTTCTGATATAACTTCATCTGCCCTTGATATTGATGGTTTATCTTTGACAAATAATAATGATGCACCATTATCAAATGATGATAAACTTGCAATATACGAAGAATCTTCTACGTCAAATCGTAAAATAACAATAAATCAATTAAAATCAACTTTAACAGGCGTGAAATCATTAGTTTTTGAAGATATAACAACAAATGATGTAACAAAAGTTATTCAGCCGCAATATCACTATAATTTGCGCGAATTTGAAACAGGATCATCAACTCACACTTTTATATTTTATGATAATGATACGAATTCTTCTAGATATAAGAAGCCAATAGAAGCATTACCAGGAGAAATTGTAAAAATTTCTTTAACAGTTAATAATGATGCCCATTTTTATGATTCACCGCTCGATCCAGATACTTCCACAACAGCCGCTGATGCGTTTGATCGTAGAAAAATTAGTATGACAACAAATGTATTTGTTGAGCTTGAATTCGGGAATACAATTAAATATAGTCAATTAGATTTAACAAAACCTCTTGAATTTATATATACTGTTAATTATAATGCAGCAGGTGATGAAATAGCTGATTCTGGTAAATGGCGACCGTATGTAGGAAGTAGTGTACATACTCCGCACATGACGCATATAATGAGTGGAACAACGGCAGGATATGCTTTTAACGCAGATAGCTGGGCTAGATATAAAGATGTATATTTTGCTGTAAGGCCAAGCTCAAGCGAAAATGGTGCTTTTGCATGGAGTATACCTACAGCGAAGTCAATGTTTGCTGCCGGTGTCAAACATGGTGAATATAAAATTATTCATATTATGCATAATGATCTTACATCGTTAACTTTTACATCTACTGAAAGTGACATTATTTATCAATCCACGGGCGCAAATGGTGCAGTAAATAAAACTAATTATAAGCCGAAAAACAACACTAAGACTTTTGCGATTAGTAAAGTTGCGAATAGTATCCCTAAATTTAAAATAACACTTCACACTTACATTAATACAACCGCTACCGGTCCAGCTAATTTAGCAGGAACCAGAGAATGTTATTGGGACATAGATGTAGAAAATGGAAGTATGTCTATTTTTCCAGATGGTACATTAAATGGACAAGTTCTTGTTGCTACTGTAAACAGTCCTGCAATACCTACATCAAAATATCTTGAAAATGCAAATATTGCTACTGATGCAGCGATAGACTTGTCAAAGCTTGCTAAAGTTTCAACAGCTAATAGACTTTTAGGCGCAACTACAGCAAATACTTCAATTGTAGAAGTCCAAGTTGAAAAAGAAATGATTAAAAATAATGCTGTTTCAACTGAAAAAATAGAAAAAATAGAAAACAAAAAAGTTTTAGGAAGTTTATTAAATACAGGCGCACAGTCAGGACAAAACAATCCTGTTGGATTAATTGATGTATCTGATGATCTTATAAGCTTTGTTTCTACTGATAGTAATAAACATACACATATTGCAACAGTTTCATCTATAAAAGATTTTGTTTCAAACGAATTAATAAATTACACGAGAATAGGTGAAAGTTCATCGTCTCTTAATGGTGTACCAAGCACTGCTTATAAATATATTAATTTTACTCATAACGATCCATTGGATACAATATATACAATTCAAAATTCTGACTTTACGCGAGCTTCTGGTCAAGAAGCTCATGTTGTTGTAAAATCTGACTTCACAGCAGGAATTGGAGGCGGAGGTACAATAAGCAGCGGTAATACAATAAACTATACACCAAAAAATCAATTCCATAATATGCACGGTTTAACGAATTTAGTGTTACTTTCGCCTTCCAGACAAGGTGTAATACTTTCACCCAAACAAATGTTTAATAATTTAGAACTTCCATTACTTGCAGACAATGCAGGGAAGACGATCTACCTTTATTTAATTTCCAATGTTGACGTAACAGGTCTGAAAAGTGCAATTACAACTGCTGGTAAAAATTTGCCGGTAGTATCTGGCAATAATGTCGATGGATTATATGTACCTGCTTTTCCAAAATTAGTGCTTAATAGAAATGAAATTCTTGACCCTGCAACGTTTATAAACAACATCCGGTACGTGGCTTATACATATTATGTAGACGCAGCTGGACAGTCATATGCACCCAATGAAACAGGAGACGGAACGATATCATTTCCGACATCTTGGGTTGTTAACAATAATATAAGATCCACTATAAACACAGATCCTAATAATGAGCTTATACCCGGGTTTAACTATTTATTTACAGATAACACAGCACAATATAATAAATCAACCACTGGGCAGTGGTCATATCATCATATTAAATCTTTTAACGGCGAGTTATATAAGAATTCTAGTTTTGATCAAGATCTTAATAACGTTACATGTAAAGGTTTTGCCAATCAACCCAACCTTGCAAAAGTTATCACCAACGGATATGCTCAGCGTTATATGAAATGGCCCGGTCTAGATATAATAGAAGAAAATTCAACTTCTCAGTGCGTTTTGCTAAAGCTTAAAGCTGACGTAGATAATAAAGTCTGGAGTGCACAATTGGTTGATGGAAGTAATTACTATCAAGTTATTCCAATACCTTCAAATGTAGTTTAAATATAGGATATAAAATAGAATGATAATAAAAAATTTACAAAAAGTACAGTTTTTAGACCCGATTACGAACAATCCAACGACTGGGTATTACAATGAATTTGAAGAAATTAATTATGAATACGTTGTTGATGATGATATTTTAAAAAAATATATTCAATCATCGGCATTAAAAGAATTTATTGGAATTACAGTTTCAGACGTTACGGATATTAGCGCATCTTCAATCGAGTTAAACTATAACGATATTGCAGTATTAGGTACAGTTGAAGCTTCAAAAACATTAACGTTTGATGCTAGTGGAATATCTAAGGTGCCTGATGGTTTGAAGCTACAATTTGGTACAAGTTCAGATATGCAATTATATCATGATGGTACAAATTCATTTTTAACAAATGCAGTTGGAACTTTAAAGATAGCAACAGAAACAAGCGGTGTACCTGTTCAAATAGGACATTCAACTTCTGAAGTTACAATAGGACAAAATCTAACAGTTGTAGGCAATCTAATAGTTAATGGTACAACAACAGCTATTAATTCAACAGTAACTACATTAGACGATCCAATTATTACATTAGGCGGAGATACAGCGCCTTCTAGTGATGACAATAAAGATAGAGGCGTAGAATTTAGATGGCACAATGGATCTGCTGCTAAGTTAGGCTTCTTTGGTTATGATGATTCAACTTCAAAGTTTACATTTATTCCTGACGCAACAAATAGTTCTGAAGTATTTAGTGGATCTGCAGGAGATGTTGCGTTTGGTGGAGGTGAATTTAGTGGTGACTTAGTTGTAGATACATCTGTTCTTAAGGTAGATTCAGCTAATAATAGAGTAGGTATTGGTACAGCTACACCGGCTAAAGCATTACACGTTGTTGATACAACTGGCGATGCAGAAATTGCTAGATTTGAAGGCGGTGATGGTAACATTTCTATAAATGGTGGCGCCAAGATTACCTTTTCTAGAAATGCCATAAACTATTTAACTTGTACAGATATAGCAGGTTCACTTAGACTTGAAACAGGTGGCGCTGGAAATAATAGACTAACAATTGATAGTAGTGGTAATTCAACATTTACTGGCGACGTTATATTAGATAATGCAAAATCATTACGTTTAAGCGAGTTAGACTCTAATGGTTCAAACCATATTTCTATCAAGGCACCTAACTCTGTTACTTCTGACGTTACTCTCGTGCTTCCAGATGGTGCTGGTTCAAACGGTCAAGCGCTAACAACTGACGGCAGTGGAAATTTGAGTTGGTCAGCCGTTTCTGGAGGTTTAGTATCATCTGACATTACAGGAAAATCAGCAAAGACTACTATAAACAATAACGATTTAGTTGTTATAGCAGACTCTCAAGACTCTAATAATTTAAAGAAGATGACTAGAGCAAACTTTGTTGATGGTCTAACAGCAAACAATACATATTCAGCTAAGACAGCAAACTTTACAGCTGCTGTTAATTATCACTACAGTATTGATACTGCAAGCGGTGCTATTAATGTTACTTTGCCGCAACTATCAACAACAACTGCTGGTGAAAGTATTGTAGTTAAGTTTAGAAACGGAACAAACTTCTTAACATTAGTTCCTCATTCTGGCAATACAATAGAAGGTCTAAATAATTTAATTTTAACAGATTCAGCTGCACCTGGTCAAAGTGTAACTTTAGTTTCAAATGGTTCTGCAGCTTGGGAAATAATTTAAGGAGTTAATATGTCTACAGGTATAAAAAAAATAAATGTTGATGAAAACAACAATGCTTTTGCAACAACAACTAAAGTTGCTGGTGATGGTAGCGTTTTTTTAAAAAGTGGTGACGATTATATTTTACAAGAAGACCTTAGAAACGGAACAGGTATTTTTTTAGTAGATGTTACCGAAACAAATTCATCTGGTGTGCTTACAATAAGTCCACCTGTTAGTGTTTTAACAAATTTGGACTCTAATTTTGAATTAGATTCAAATAATGATATTACACCAAAAACATAGCATAAATAATATATAATAATGTAATCACAAAATTAAAAGGATATAATTGATGGCAAACTTAGTACCAAAGGTCAATAATACTGGTTCGCTCGGAACTAGTGCTAAAAAGTGGAGCGATGTCCATACAACAACATTGAGTGTTGGAGCACAATCTTCTGCTTTAAGCTTGAATTCACAAAAAATAACAAATCTTGCAACACCAACAGCTTCTGCAGATGCTGCAACTAAAGCATACGTTGACGATGCAGTTCAAGGTTTATCAGCTAAAGACTCAGTTAGAGTTGCAACAACTGCTAATGGAACTCTTGCTTCAGCGTTTGCCAACGGTCAAACAGTTGATGGTGTAACATTAGCAACTGGCGATCGAGTTCTTTTGAAAAATCAAACTGCTGGAGCAGAAAACGGTATTTATACTGTAAATGCTTCAGGTGCTCCAACAAGAGCAGTTGATTTTGATGCAAATGCAGAAGTAGCTAAAGGCGCATTTATCTTTGTAGAAGAAGGTACTTCTAACGCTAATGCTGGTTTCGTATTAACAACAGATGGTGCAATAACACTAGGAACTACAGCACTTGCTTTTACTCAATTTAGTGGAGCAGGACAAATAACGGCTGGCGATGGTATTGCTAAATCAGGCAATACGCTTTCAGTTGATATTCCGGGCTCAGCTGAAATGACAGGTGACGTGGTTGATACAGACGAACTCCTCATTTCAGATGGTGGAACCTTAAAAAGAGCTGACTTTAGTGTTGTAAGAGACGCAGTCTTTGCTGATGTTAGTGGCGACGCTACAGTAGCAGCAGGTGGTGCACTATCACTAGCTTCAGCATTTATTACAGGACAAACAGCAGAAACTTCAATTGCTAATGATGATTTAATAATCATTTCAGATACGTCTGCTTCTGGCGCACTTAGAAAAATGACAAAAGCTAACTTTGTAAGTGGACTTGGTGGTGGTGGTTTATCAAATGTTGTTGAAGATACAACACCTCAGTTAGGTGGATCTCTAGACGTTAACGGACAAGATATAATTACAGTATCGAATGGCAACATTACTCTTACTCCTAACGGTTCAGGTGTAGTTAGAATTGATGGCACTTCTGGTATTGATTTACAAAGTGGCGAAATTGCTGTTAAAAATAGTGGATCAGTTTCAAATATTAAACTTTATTGCGAAGTAGGAAATGCACACTATACTCAAATTCAATCAGCTGCGCATGGAAGTTATAGTGGTAACGTTACTTTAACTTTACCTGTTGCTACTGGTACTTTAGTTGGATCTGGTGATACAGGAACAGTTACAAATACAATGCTTGCTGGTTCTATTGCAAATGGTAAACTAGCTAGTTCTGCTGTTACAGTTACTGCTGGTAACGGTTTATCAGGTGGTGGTTCAGTTTCTTTAGGCGCAACAACTTCTTTAGCATTAGATCTTAACGAATTAACAGCAGCTGCTGTTGATGTTGCTAATGATAGCATTGTTATTATTGATGCTAATGACAGCAATGCTTCAAAGAAAGAATCTGTTGTAGATTTAGTAGCAGGTGTAGCAGGTACAGGATTAAGTGCTTCAAGTGGTCAACTATCAATTGATTCAACAGTAACTACTCTAACAGGTTCACAAACATTAACTAACAAGACACTTACAAGTCCAGTTCTTAATACAGGCGTTTCAGGAACAGCAGTTCTTGACGAAGACAATATGGCTTCTAATAGTGCAACAAAGCTTGCAACACAACAATCAATTAAAGCTTACGTAGATGCACAGGTTGCTGGCGGCGGATTAGATATTGATGCTTATAGTGCTTTAGGTGGAACAGGATTACATCAGACACAGGATCATTTCGTATTCTCTGACAATGGCTCAGAAAAGAAGATTACATTCTCAAATCTTGAAGATGCAATTTTTGCTAATATTTCTGGTGATGCTACAATTGCTGCTGGTGGTGCACTTACAATTGGAGCTAACGCTGTTGAAGGTTCAATGCTAAATAACAACACAATTTCAGGTCAATCTGAAATGACGGGTGATGTTGCTGATGCAGATGAGTTATTAATCTCAGATAACGGAACTCTAAAGAGAGCAGATTTTAGCGTAGTTCGTGATGCAGTATTTAATGATGTTAGTGGTGATGCTACAATTGCTGCTGGAGGTGCTCTTACAATCGCAGCAACTTCAGTAGAAAATAGCATGCTTGCTGGTTCAATTACAGCAAGCAAGATGAATAATGCAATCTTTGCTGATCTTGAAACACTTGGTGCCCCAGCATCTGATGGTCAATTTATTGTAGCTACAGGTTCCGGTGCTTTTGCTTATGAAAGCGCAAATACTGCAAGAACTTCATTAGGTTTAGGAACTGGTGACAGTCCTTCATTTACTAGCTTAGCACTTTCAGGTCAAGCAGCTGCTCTTGCAATGAACAGTCAAAAGATTACTGGACTAGCTACACCTACAGCAGATGGTGATGCAGCAACAAAGAGTTACGTCGATGGAGTTGCTCAAGGTCTATCAGCTAAAGATGCTGTTAGAGTTGCAACAACTGCTAACGGTACACTTGCTTCAGCGTTTGCTAATAGTCAAACAGTTGATGGCATTACTTTAGCAACTGGTGACAGAATTCTTATTAAGAATCAAACATCAGGTGCAGAAAACGGTATTTATACTGTTAATGCTTCTGGTGCACCAACAAGAGCAGTGGACTTTGATGCAAATGCAGAAGTAGCTAAAGGAGCATATGTTTTCGTAGAAGAAGGAACTACAAATGCTGATGGTGGCTTTGTTTTGACAACAGACGGCGCTATTACTCTTGGTACAACTGCTTTGGCATTTACACAATTTAGTGGAGCAGGTGATATTACAGCAGGAAGCGCATTAACAAAGAGTGGTAATACTCTTAACGTTGCTGTTGATGATAGTTCAATTGAAGTTAGTTCTGATGCACTTCGCGTTAAAGCTTCTGGTATTACAAGTGCTATGTTGGCAGGTTCTATTGCTAACTCTAAGTTAAATACTATATCAACGGCAAATAAGGTTGCACTTTCATCGCTTGACTTAGACGGTGGTACAGATATTGGCGCTGATCTAGTTGATGCTGATCTTGTTGTTGTAGATGATGGTGCTGGTGGAACAAATCGCAAATCAGAACTTACTAGAATAAAGAAATATATCTTCTCTGCAGTAAGTGGTGATGCCACAGCTTCAGATGCAGGCGCATTAACAATAGCAGCAAATGCTGTTGAAGGTTCAATGCTAAATAACAACACAATTTCAGGTCAAACTGAAATGACGGGTGATGTTGCCGATGCAGATGAGTTATTAATCTCAGATAACGGAACTCTAAAGAGAGCAGATTTCAGTGTAGTTCGTGACGCAGTATTTGCTGACGTTAGTGGTGATGCTACAATTGCTGCTGGAGGTGCACTAACAATTGGTTCTGCTGCAGTTGAGACTGCAATGGTTAATGCAAATGTTTTAACGGGACAAACTGCAGAAACATCTATTGCTGATGATGACTTAGTATTAATTTATGATACATCTGCAACAGCATTGAGAAAGATGACCAAGGCAAACTTTGTAAGTGGGCTAAGTGGTGCAACTGCTGCTGACGATATTACAACTGGTGACGCAGCAGTTTCTCTTGCCACTTCAGCAGGTAATATTACAATTGATGCACAAGGTAATGATACAGATATTATCTTTAAAGGAACAGATAACAGTTCAGACATTACGATGTTAACTTTAGACGGTTCTGATGCAGGTACAGCTATATTTAATCACGATGTTAAACTTCAAAGTGATGGATCAAAATTATATTTCGGTGCTGATGATGATGTATTCTTAGAGCATAGCGCAGATTCAGGATTGATACTTGATCTTACAACTGATGCAGGTGGTAAACCAGACTTTATCTTAAAGACAGCATTCGCTACAGCTTCAGCTTTTTCTACATTGCAATTCCTTAGCGAAACTGCTTCACCCGCTGCTTCTGATATTATTGCTGAGGTGGCAGCACATAGTAAAAATGCTGCTGCAGGTGATCACGAATACGGTGCTATTCGTTTTAAAATTGAAGATACAACTACAAACTCTGAAGCAGGTGGCATATACTTCTATCCATCTACTGATGGTTATCCGGCTGGTAATGCAGCAACAGAAGCATTAAAACTTTTAGGTAACACTTCTGGGCATACAATTGTTGATGTTGCTGGTCACGATGGTGCAAACTCAGGTCTTAAGCTTGGTGGAACATTAGTAACATCAACTGCAGCAGAATTAAATATCTTGGACGGTGTAACATCAACAGCAACAGAACTTAACTTGCTTGATGGAGGAACATCTGTTGGATCTTCAATAACTGTAGCAGATGCTGATGGTATTATTGTTAATGACGCAGGAACAATGAAAACAATTCCTGCTTCTGATCTTAAGACATACATTGGTGCAGGTGCTGCTGACGATTTGACAACTGGTGACGCAGCTGTAACATTAGCAACATCTTCAGGTAACATCACAATTGACGCACAAGGTAATGACACAGACATTATCTTTAAGGGTACTGATAATAGTTCTGACATTACAATGCTTACACTTGATGGTTCTGAAGCTGGTGATGCAACATTTAATAGAAATGTTACAGTAACGGGTGACATCATCCTTGATGATGGTGGATCTATTAAAGAAGCAGGTGGCACTGCAGCAATAACAATCGACGCTTCTGGTGAAGTAACTAAGATTGGTCAAGATTCACCTTCAAGTGGACAATTCTTGAAATGGGATGGATCAAAGGCTGTTTGGGATGCTGCAAGTGGTGGTGGATCACAATTACCACCAGAAGTAAAGACAGTTAGCACAACAGCAACACTTTCTTTGACACCTTCAAACGCTAGCACTTATAACGCAATTGAAGTTATCTATACAGCAACAGGATCAAGCGCATATACAGTTACACTACCTACAGCTGCTAGTATTGAAGGTAAAAAGATTCACGTGAAAAGATTGGCAACAGCAAACATTACTGTTGACGGTGATGGATCAGAAACAATAGATGCTTCAGCAAATTTTGTATTAACAACACTATATAGCTCTGTAACTTTAATTTCAGATGGTACAAATTGGCTAATTATTTAATATTAGTTTTATAAACTTTCCTCACTTTTGATATAATAATATTGAAAGTGAGGTCTGTTATGACTATTTTAAAAGAGCACGTCTCTTATTCAGAGGTTCGTCAATGGAAAGAATGTAGTTGGCGTCATAAACTTCTATATATAGATAAATTATCAACTTTTGAAGAAAGTCCTCATTTGCATTACGGAACAATAATCCACGATGCTTGTGAACATTTTCTAAAAACTAAAGAGTTAAAAATTGATGAGGCTAAGAAAAAAATCAAAGAAGCTTGGGATGAACATGGCTTTGACTCAGAAGATTTTATTCAATTGCAATCTCAAAGAGCACAGTTGCAAGGATGGAAATACAAACATAATAAGTTAAAAGATTGGCTGCAATGGGCAGAAGCTAGTATATCTTCAATACCACAATTTTTAAATGAAACTTTTCCTGATTGGGAGACAGTATCTGCTGAAGAATCTTTGTATGAAAGTATGGAAAACGTTAATACAAAATTTAAAGGCTATATTGATTGTATTATAAAAATTCCTTACAAAAACTCGTACAAGTACTGGATATTAGATTGGAAAACTTCAAGTGGAAGAGGATGGTCATTAGATAAACAAAGAGATTTTAATGTTCAAGCTCAAGTTATTTTATACAAGAATTTTTGGGCAAAAAAGAACAATATAGACTTGAAAAATATACAATGTGGTTTTGTTTTGCTTAAAAAAGTAAAAACAGTTGGTAAATCTTGTCAATTAATAAAAGTTTCAAGTGGACCTAAAAATCTAGAAAAGTCTGCTAAGATGGTTAGGAGTATGATTAAAACTGTAGAAAAAGGATTTTTTCTAAAAAATAGAGATTCGTGTATGTTTTGTGAATTTAAAGGGACAAAGTATTGCAAGTAGAAAAAAACAAAATACTAATAATATCTGATCATGCATTATATTCAAGTGGAGTTGCAGTTCAATCCAAATTTCTTATTGAAGGTCTTATAAATACTGGTAAATATAAATTTATTCAACTAGGTGCTGCTTTAAGACACGAAAGTCACGAAACAATAAAGGTAAGCGAAGATTTTTATATAAAACCAATCACAGGATTTGGGAACAAAGATTTATTGAGATCTATTCTTCTCAACGAAAGACCTGATGGTATTATAATATTTACAGATCCAAGATTCTTTACATGGCTTTTTGAAATGGAAGATGAAATTCATCAAATCTGTCCTATATTTTGGTGGCACGTTTGGGATAATAAACCTACACCTAGATTTAATGACTGGATGTATGAATCTGTTGATGCAATTAACTGTCATTCATATTTAACATACAATATGTGTAATGAAAATTTTCCTGAAAAAACTAGATTTATTCCTCATAGTTTTCCAAAAAATATTTTTTTTAGATTAGATAATAAAATTAAAAATTTAGAAAAAATACGAATACTAGGAGAAAATCGAGTAAATAATTTTGTTTGTCTATGGATCAATAGAAATTGTGCTAGAAAAAGACCTGGAGATGTACTTTTTTCTTGGTCGTTGTTTTTAGAAAAAATTGGTGATGCAAATAGAAGTAATGTTACACTACTAATGCATACAAATCCGACAGACAAAGCAGGACAAAATTTAATAGAAGTTGCAAGAGAATTAAATATTTTAGATACAATGTCTTTTTCTGTCGATGTTGTTGACACGCAGTGTATGAATATAATACATAACATTTCAGATGTATGTTTAAACATTAGTTATAATGAAGGTTTTGGACTTACTACTCTTGAATCAATGATGGTTGGAAATCCAATTATTGCAACAAAAACAGGAGGGCTTTTTAGACAAGTTATTGATTATCGAGATAATTCTGAAAATGGTGTAGGTTTGAATCCAGAAGTTAAAACACTATCGGGCACACAAGATACACCATATATCTTTCAAGATTTTGTTAGTTGTGAAAAAATTGCTGATGCTATTTTTCAAATGTATAATTTGTCTTCAAATGATTATGATAATCTTAGTAAAAAAGTTGAAGAGTATTCTGGACATGCTTTTGATTATGAAAAAACAATAAGTTTATGGGATGATTCGCTTTCTAGTAAAATAAAGGACTTTAAATGTCAGAAAACCAAATCAAAAATAGTATATCTACAATAAAAAAAGTAATTCTTAAAGGACCTATATTAACAAACACAGGATATGGT